GTGAGAATTTACCCACGTTGCATTGCTTAAAAGAACCTAGTGTTGTCATTTAGCTGTTTTTAATGCCTTATTCATAGCATTAATAAAGTTTTTGTTAAATCTACTGGCTGCGTATTTTTCTGCAATAGTATAAAAAGGTAGTTTAGGTCTATAGTTAGCAGAATTTTTAAGAGCAATTATAAGTTTTAATGTGTTGTCTTTTTGCCTTTCCCAAACACCAGTAATGCCATTTATTGTGCGTAGAAATTGATTTTTCTTTTTAACTAAACCAGTTCTTTTTCCAATAATGTTTCCATATTTATTTAATTTAGCATTGCTTGTTGGTATAGAAAACTTTTTACCGCTTGTTCTTGTACCGCCATCTATTTGAAATTTTAAATACTTTTCAGCAGCTTCTCTTATGAACAACATACCGCTTAGTTTTGTTTTCTTTGCTTTGTCTACTAAATAACTTTTAACTGTAAATGGTGTTGGATTATCTAGCTTTTGTTGTGTTTGCTTCATCATAACTTTTCTAGTTTGGAACAATGTTTGATTAATCGCATTAGCAGTAGCAAACGGTATCTGCTTTTTTTGTACAGATGTAGTCCACTTAGTTACTTCTTTTATATTGTCTTTTACATTAACTTTCATAATATTTTTTCCAATTTGATTTAGCGTTAAACTTTAATCCTACCTCTGCTGCTACACGCCTAATATGAGTAGGTGAACATCCAAATTGCATAGCTGTTTCTCTACTGCTTTGCCCATTCTTAATCTTATTTTTTAATTTAGATATATCTATTTTATGTTTCATAGTTATAAATTTTTATAATGTTCAATCAACTTATTAATATACCAAACGCATTTCTCTAAGTCTTGTATGTTTGCACCTTTATCCTTATGCCTATGTAGGTACTTAATTGCAGAGGCTTCTAAGTATGATGCAAAAGCTGCATTGCCTATTTGTTGTTTTATGTAATCAATACACTCTAAGTTTCCTTTGTTGTAGTGTGGTGGTTTGTTTACCATATCTATACTAGCCATTATTTTTTCTCCTCTTTGTTAGTTCTCTTTTACATTTCATTCTTAATTTAGGACTGGCATTTGTGTCATTAGCAATTCGCTCTAACTCACTTTGTTTAGTTGCATGTAGATAAAAATGCTCAGTAGTAGTCTTACCTGTTTGTCTGTTATACGTCTTTACGCTTTTCTTTAGTTTTGTTGGCATTTTTTTTATCCTTTGTTTTTTCACCCCATATAAGTTCCCAAGCATCCCTATACTTGTTTGTGTTTTCTTTACGTCTTTTAGAGCCTTTACCCATACGTCACCTTTTCAAAAGTTATGTCTATGTTATTTTTCTTAAATGTTTCTTTTGCTTCTAAATAATCAGGATGTATAAATCTAAACAACTCTTGCATACTAAATAAAACAGTATCTTTATCGTTTTTGTATTTATCTTTTAAGTATGATAATTGTAAATCTGAATCACAAATAATAGCTACTTTATTTGCACCATAACTGTAACATCTATGATTTTTATCCAAAGTGTCATACCCATTTTCTTTTGCTTTATTTATTAATGCGTCCCATGCTCTATACATCATTTCAACCATTTGTATTTTCTTTTTTGTTTTATCCTTTAATAATGATTCTTTTAATATCATTTCTGCTTTGCTGAATTTAATCTCTAATTGCACATCAACACATTTGAATAATCTTTTCTTACCGCCCCAAAGAATATTCATTTGAGTTTCATAATCTCTATATTCCTTTAATTTGGTTTTTAGTGTTTCTTCTAAATAATTCATAACATTTAGAGTTAGTAGTTAGATATACTAGGTATATATCTAACCTAACTAACTCATAATCCTTGTTTTTTGCATAAAATCTAACTCAAAACTAACTCAAAACTAACTCAACCTAACTCTAATTATTCAAATTTAGGCATTAATTTATTAAATTCTGCTGATTGATAACCAGCACCCTCTTCATGTATTACATAGCCTGTTTCTACTAATTTTGGTAAATGAGTAGTTTTGATGCTATTTAATGACATTACGTTTCCATCTTTATCGCTTACTTTTCCTTCCAAATCAGAAGGCATAAGCCAAATATCTTGTGGATTTTCTTTATTTTGTAATATTGCTTCTCTCTCTACAGCGTCTAATACAAGTTGTCTCTTATAAGGTAATTGGTCTTTTTTAGTAAAATCTACATCTGTTATCTCCAAATAACCGCTTGTTAGCTCCAATCCTTCACCTATTATTTCCACCTCTTTAAACTTAAATTTCTTCTCTTCCATGCCCTGACCGTCTTTATTAAGCGTTTGCTCAAATTTCACATACATTTCATCGTTTTTATCTGTTCTATCTACCATGAACTCATAATCTAGCGATGCACCTATGACACTTGAACCTCTACCTCTACCTGAATTGTTGTGACCTGAATGATGTATTAAACATACACAACATCCATAATCGCTTATAAGTCCATCTAATTGATTAATAAAGTTACCTACATCTTCAGCACTATTCTCATTACCTACAAAGTTACGTTGAAACGTATCTATGACAATCATGCCAATCTGACCTTCCACCTCTTCTACAGCCTTTATTTCTTCCTCTAACTTAGCAAAATCATCTTTATCATTAATTCTTATAGCTCTATCCGATAAATATAACGGTACTTTATTAAGGTCAAATACACTTTGTTGCCAGGCAGATAATCTACGCTTAACTCCTCTTTGACCTTCACCACATACATACAATACTGGTTTGGCATATGCCTTATTTCCATAAAACTCTTTACCTGCTGCAATAGCACAACTCATGGCTATACCTATAAATGACTTACCTGATTTTGGACTACCAAAAATACACATAAGACTCTCTTCTTCACATACGTCCTTTATGAGCCATTTAGGGTTTGTAACTTGTTGCAATACCTCGTCTGCTCTTGTAAAAGTTACTGAACCTTTTGATTTAGGTAACACAAACTGCTCTATATACTGCTCTAACGCCTTAGAATCCTCAAAATAATTACTTTCTTTAGCGTCCCATAAATCATCTTTATCGTTAAAATCTCTTGGTGGATAAACAACCTTAATGCTAGTGCATTTGCCTTTAAGTAGTTTCTCTAAATCATGCCCAAACTTCTTACCAGCTTCATCGTTGTCGCACCAAATTATTAAATCTCTATCGTGTAATTTTGACCAATCTTGTTTCTCTATTGCGTTTACTCCACCATGAAAACAAGCTGAGTCATAAGCATATATATCCTTACAACCCAACATTGCTTTTTCCCCTTCATTTAATATTACTGGCTTATCTAAATGTTCTTCATTGCAAAATATAGGCAATAATCCTGTTGGTCTCGCCATAAGCCATTCATTGCCCACTCTGTTAAAAGGTGCATATTTTTGTTTTATAGGATGCCCTTCAGGAAATCGCATAACAACAAAAGTATTGCTGTATTTAACTGCAACAATAGATTGCTTATATAGGTTTCTAACCTGTTCTGTAGAGAATGACCTCACATTGCTTTGTGCAACAACTAGGGGTTTGTTGCCATTCAGTAGGGAGTTATTACTGTTATTGGTCTGCAACGTGAGGTCGAAGCCATATTGTTTTAATGTTTCAGCTACATTCTTGCCATGTTTTTCTAATAGCCACTTAACACCACCACCTTCACCATCTTCAAAATCGTAAAATTGTGCGGTTTCTAAGTTAAATGTTAGTGAGCCTTTATTACCCCATCGCCATTCATTAGACTTTTGGATATTTGGCTTACCTAATATTTGTATAGCTACTTCAGGTGCTATTTTTTGCCAGTCATTTTCGTGCATGCTTTAGAAAGGAATATCATCTTCTGTTAATTCATTTCTTTGTATTTCCTGATTGACTAAATCGCCTAATCCATCATTTCCAGGAACGCTAGTAGCTTGTCCATTTGCAATTAAAGGTTCTTCACTATCCCAAGCTGGTATAACAAAACTATCTTTTCTTGGTCTGCATCCCATAAACTCAAATTGAGCTATAGATGTATTACCCATACCAACCTTAGTATCTTCACTACCTGTATATTTATATGTTGGTAATTTAGTTTTATCTTTTTGCCACTCTGACCAACCTAATCTTAAAAGTATTTTTAAAGATTCAAATTCACCAAAAGTAAACCTATTCCATAACAAAGGACTATCATAACCATCAACCATTACCCATAAATAAAAAGCTCTTTTATGGTCGTCTGTAGGTTTAGGTGTCTTAGCACCTACTACGTTGTCCCATGTATAGTTATATGAACCGTCATAGTAACCCCAACCTGTTTTTAAAGTGTTAAAGTCAACTTGCATAGCGGTAAATTTACAAGGTGTTTCACCAAGCCAAAATCCCTTATGCCCGTCCACCTCTTTTACCTTATGTGATAAATAACTATTATTACCACTTTCTAATATTTCCATTTTTACTCTCCTTTTTAATGTATAGTTTTGTCTATACTGTTTATATAATCTTCGTACAAGATGTCGTAATTTCTCTCTACAAAGTCCTCAAATTTTTCATCGTTTACTATCCCTAAAATGTCACAAGCTGTTTGTATGCGGTCAAACCTACTCCTACAGTACTTGTTAAAATCTTCGTCATATTGGATGTACATTGCCTTTCGCCATAACGCTATTAAAATCCTTGCATAGCTCCTCTAACGGTGTCATATACACCATGTCATTATCTTTTGGAGCATTTTGCGTAACTAACCACATTGGCACTACGCACATAATCTTTTTTCTGTCGTACTTATAAATAAGTATTGGTATAAATTTATCACTAGCACTTTCAGTAACTTGTTGCCACCAGGCATTCCTATAACAACCAGTATTAGATTTGCCGTATCTTTTACATTCAATGGCAAAGTCTCCTAAATAAATATCTGCTAAACCTTTGACGTAAGCCTGGTCTAAGTTGCGTTTTACTCTTGCTGAATAATTACCAGCTTCTAAATATGAATTTATTTTTTTGACCATTAGCCTTTCAAATGCTGCTCCCTTAGTTCTGCTGTTTATTGGCATTAATCTTTATATAAATAGTAAATTGATATACCCATAAACAAAGCTATAAAACCAAAAATAGAAAAAATTGTTTCTAATACTTCAATCATTTGGAAAATAAGTTATCTCCTCTCTTCCGCTTTCATATCGCACTAATCTGTAATGCTCACCTGCTCCTCTTTGGAAGTAATGCAACACTATGTTTTTATCTTTTTTTTCTTCTGCAAGCCTTTTCCTTTGCTCTTCTACAGTTTTAAAAAATTCAGTCATTTTTGTTCTCCTGCTTATGAGTGCATATACCTAGCTTCACTAAGTATTGCGTTGCTTCTTTTATGTTTTGATTGCGATTGATAGCAAAAAGTCTTATCTCTTTATGCAAGTCTGCATCTATCCATAAAGCCTTCTTATCTGTATTTTTTTCTATATTCATACTTTTATACTCTCCATTTTTATTTTACCTACTTTTATAACTATTACAATTACAAGTTTGATATTTATAATCTATAATCAAAATAGAAGGGCATTGCAAAACTCTCCATATAATTACATACTCTCTATTTGCGTTTGCCCTTCTTTTAATGCTTTATTTTCCAACTCAATTAATCTTGCTTTATGGTTGTATAAGTTATCTCTTTTTTGTTTAACAACCGCTTCAGCTTCACTTAACTCCTTTTCAGCAATCTCAATCCTTGTATGCTGTTCTATAATTTCACATGCAAAACTAAAAGGATTAGTCATTTCTAATCCTGGTAATTTTAGGTGTTTTTAATCTTATGCTTCTAGCTTCTTTAGCTGGTACTACCCTTTCTTTTGTTGCTTTATAGTTCCTAGTACCCCAATCAATCTTGTAGTCCTCTGACCTACCTTTAGAATGATTGCCCATAGCAACCATAATGTTAGTCATTAGTAAATCAGCAGTTTCTTCAGCTTGTTTAGCTACGCCTTTTAGAGTTAAATATTGGTCTATATCTTCTACAGTACCTTCATCTAATATAAACACATTTTCTTCATCTTCTGCTTTATCAAATATCATATAAGCATCTTCAGTACATTCAGGGATGTAATAATCCTCTTCTTCTACTCTTCTATCAAAATCCAATACCACCTCTTTTAGTTTGTTAGCAAAGTCTGCTTGTCTTTGATAAACATAAGTCCTTAAATCAGTTCCTTGCCATAACACAATTAGTACACCGTACTCAGCATCTAATATCTCCATGCTACTCATTAACTGTAATACACCTAACCACTCAGGCGGTTCATCTTTTGGAAACTCCGCAGTACATTTAACTTCAATAGGAATTTGTCCATTTAAAGTTAGTTTAGTTGCATGTGGTAAATAAATTCCTCTATCTATGTCCTCTTCTATAGTTAAGTTATCAGCTTCAGCTAAACCGTCTAAGGATGCTTCTAAAGGCAATAAAGGATGTTCTATTTTATAATCTATATCAGGATTGACATTAATTAATCCTAACCTATCTGCAACTTCTACAATTAACGGTTGCTCTAATAAGTCACCTGTTCTTTGTCTATTAGTTTGTTTGTAATCATCTACATATACGCCATTCTTTTCATCTATTGCCCTTTTTAAACATTGCTGTTTGTTAAAGTATTTTGGGAAACCCATTAATGCACAAACAATAGAACTCGTTGCTTTAAACCATGTTAATTTACCAACCATTTTAATTTCTCCTTTTATTAATAAGATTATTTATTTCATCTAATGATTCTCTTACGAGAATTGGAGTTGATAAATTACATACTTCAACACATACGCCCTGCACGTCTTTATAAAACGATTTGATTTGATTAACAGATATGTCTAAACTATTAGATGAACCTACTTTGTTAAGTCTAACAGTTCTTATAGGTTTAACTAATTTATGTAATGAATCAGATAAATAGGTTGATTTGACGTTATATATATTATGCGAACCTATATGGTTCATAAAATTAAACTCTAATTGTTTTGTTTGATTCTTATGCGGTTTTGCATAAATACCCTCTTTACAACTATTAGGTTTTTTATTTATAACTTTCATACTCTATCATGCCCACTTATCTAGCGTTTTTATAATGCACACTATTATATTTATCACCTTCTTGCTCATTGGCTGTACTTTTTAATTCATTATGAATAGTCCATATAGCCATTTGTGCAATAAATAATTTATTCATTTCAGAGTTTGGTGATTTATATATTTTTGCAAAATCTTGTCCCAACTTGGTAAAAAGTTCAGCAGCATTTTTAATGTGCCTGGACTTTTCCATTGGTATCGTAATTCTTTTAGACCTTGTTTGATATGTCATTATTAACTCTCCACCTCTTACTTTATTAAATTATTTTTGTATTGCAATAGGGTTTTGTAAATATGTGTATAAAATACCCTCAATTATTTACCCTAATTTTTTGCGGGTATTTATGTCAAATGACTTTATATATTCTTTGTTAAGTTGCTTACCAATATTTTTATATACCTTGATATCTTCTTCTTTGTAAAAGCTTGGTGTATTCGTTGTGTTATATTTTTTGTAAAATCCTTTTGACCAGCTACCAAAAAACATTTCCATAACATGCGAACTTTCTAACAATGTTTTCAACACTCTTGATGCTTGAATTTCATATAATCTAATAAGATTTTCTGTTGGTTTTAGTCTATAAACCCTACCATCTTTGACTGACCTTAATTTAATTAATAAATTCATATTGACTAATTTTTTTACTTTACTTCTTATGGTGTTATCCGATTCATTAAGCAATAAGCCTATTTCTGTCATAGTCACTTTTTTACCCTCAATATGATTTGTGTATACATATTTCAATATAAAATCTAATGTAATGTCTTGTTTGAAGTTTGTATGTTTATAAAAATTTGCCATTTCTTTATCGTATAGCATGTGTACTTTATGTAATGTTTTAACAAAATCTTCATATTCAATATGCATATTTATATCCCTAGCTTCTTAGCCTTTTTTAAAATATTAGAAACACCTATTGGTGTCCACGTTTCCTTTCCAGTTCTAGTCAAAACTTTTTGTGCCATTAAAGCATCTGCTATTTGTTGTAAGGTAGCTTTTTCATGAATCCTACTTTGTATTAGTCTTATTCTAGGAATAATTTGCCTAACGTAATCATCTGCAAGTTCCCTTCTAGCTTTTGCTGCTAATAGTGTTGCGGTATTCAGATTCTTTTTATTACCAGGTTGCCAACCGCTTTTCATTTTTTTAGCAATACTTTTCTTTATGTCTTTGCCTATATCTTTGCTACGGTCAAATGCTTGTAACATCATTTGTAATGTACCGTACTTATAACAAGCAACCACCCTATTCACCTCTCTTATAGCTGTAACAGTACTTTTACTACCATCTATCCTATTAAATATTTCACAAGCTGTAAGGTTTCTAGCTAAATGCGATATATTTGGTACTAACAATTGCGCTCCTCTTTCATTGCATGATGCTACTGCTTTTTCTAATTCAGGTTTATAATTCCTTCTCACGCTTGTTTCTATATATTCGTCTATCACTTTTGCCCTAGTATCAATTGCTTTTTCTATAAGCAGTCTTGCTCTGTTGGTCTCTTTTTTTGATTTAATGTATGTAATATATTTACCCCTAGGAATAATCCTTGCTTTTAATATATCTTTATTCATTTGGTCTCTCCTCACTCCGTCTGCATAGAGTGTTTATAATTATCATTCATACAATATATATAAAAATATATATAAATACAAATATCATACTTATCCACTTATAATTATCTAACAGTTTTTTTGTTATAAATTAATCTAGTATCAAAGTTAGGTTTTACCCACATATTTCTTCTTTTTCTAAATGCTAACCATATAATTAATGAATTATATGCATGCCTTAAAAGTATGAAGGTTATAAAACCTAGTGTAAAAAATAATAAATTAGTCATTATGCACTCTCCTTAGTAGTGTTTAGTAATTTAAGAGAACTTTCTCTTTCATCAATAATTCTTTTACATTCTTTAAGAGTGTTTTTCTTAATAGTATCCACTTTTCTACTCAATATAACGTCCCTACATTTATCTGATATAGCTCTATTATGAGCGTGTTCTTCTTCTGTATATGTGCATTCCTCACATACACAATCATTACCATGCCAAGGTCTTCTAATATTATCCTCTCTAAGTTTAGAAAGTTGGTCTATAATTTCAGGCGCAGCTTCAAAATGTGTAAAAGTTCCTGACATACTAAAGCACCGTCGAATCACATAGTTTTTATATTTGTGTTTAGGTGTTCTCATTATGCACTCTCCTTAGTTGCAAACTTTTCAAAGTCTCTAAGACTTTTAAATATGCGTCCGTACTTGTTGTCAATATACTCAAACAGTAAATCGTAAGGGTCGCCGTTTTCCCAGTCTGCATCTTTTGACACAACTATGCGTACGTTTTTACCTTCAATTGGTGCGCCAGTATTATTTTCAAATCTTGTAATACAAACAAAATCTCCACAAGTCCATGCAACTCTTTTTGAATTTCTGAGACCGTTGTTATTGGTTTTTGCTATGCTTACTTTTTCCATTATTCGCTCCTTTTATAAATAACATACCTCTAATTATATACTTATATATATAAATATATCAACATATATTTGATATTTATAAATTAAAGTTTATTTATGACTGGAACTGAGCTTAATTGATTTAGAGTTTCTTGGAGTGTATCTATCTCTAAAGTTGGATTTATATGCTTATTGTTGAAAGTGTAATAACTCTGCGAAGTGTTATTTGGTTGGAACTTGATACGTTTAGCTGAGTTACTAATAAATACAAAAGCAAAAATATCACAATGATATTGCTTATATACTTCAGACATATTTCGTGAGTTTTCAGTTGCGAAAACATATTTTCCTTCTTTTGTTTCTCTTCTTGTTTTTACTTGTACAGTAAATTTAGCTGAACCTAGTTCAACCAATAAATCTGCTGGATGTTTTTCTTGCGTTGGGTAACACCAATCACAATACTCTAATAAAAATGTTTGTACTAAGGACTCGCCTAATGCACCAAGCCTAGAATTACTTTGATGCTGTTCGCTGGTTTTCTTTGTCATTGTTATGGCATAAAGCTAATTGCCTAGAATTGTATAATGCCCTATTTGGAGTTTGCACTTCTGCATACCTACTTCTTAACAACTCTTCAGATGCTTCTAACCATTTGCCTAGTTCCATAAGTTTTCTTGTTTTTCTAAAACCCATAAAACCAGTAATACCCATTTGAAAAGTCATATCTATGCAAACTAATCTAACCCTTTCAGGGAATGTTCTCCATACACCCCAATTAGCAGTAAGTTCTTCTTGTACTTTCTTTATATCGTTATATAACAAATAATGTGCTTCTGCTTCGCTTATTCCATTTGCATCAAGGTTTCTACCAATTCCTAAAGTAAGAAATCCCTCGCTACAATTATAAGGAAAAGTGCGTAAGCCTTCATGCCTTCTTAGCATTTCTACCACCTTGTCATGGAATATCTGCTCTAAGCCTTCCATGTTCATTTTGTATGCACTCCTTTGACCTTTTCAAAAGTTCTAAGTGAACTCATGCCAAGTAAAGATAAAAGAATGGTAGTTAATTGTGAAAAATCAAATTCTAACTTTTCTAATTGTAAATCTACTCCATTTATTACAGCTACCCAAGTTGCGATAGGCAATACAATGAAGTGTACGCAAAGAGCAAAGCAACAAACATATCCAATGCATGGTCGCCATGAAGCAACAAACCAATTTCCACTCTTTGCTTCTTCAGCATTGAGTTTAATTTGTTCTTTATCCAAAGATATAAATTCTTTTTGTAAGTCATGTGATAGTTGTTCTCGTAAGTCTTTGTCCTGGACAAACTTATCCAAGACATTATTTGCCACTTCAGCAATTTTGGTAATGCTCATAAATTAAATAAAAAAATCTCTAACAAGAATTAATAGCATAGAAATAACTATTGTTGTAAGACCGCCTTTTATCCAATTATTTAAACCAGTTATATCGTTATCTAGTTTTTCAAAATGTTTAAAAGCTGTAGTCCACCTCTCAGAGCATTGGATTTCATGGTTTTTTAAAGAGTGTGCTACATCTTGTGCGGTCTTTCTAGGCATTATTCTTCCTCTACTTCTACCTCTTCAGTCTCTTCCATTGGTTCAATTTCATCTTCTTCAATCATTTTTCTCAATTGTTCCTTTTGGTATTCAACTGCTGAAGCATCTTTAACAGCAACATAATTTGACCTTTTTGCATCGTTTTCCATTTCTTTGATGGTTACAAATGTTGATAGCACTCGTTGCGAACAATCTGCAGTAGCATATCTTTTATCAAATAATGTTAATTCTGTTATTGCATTATTATCATCGTTATTTTCCATATAAATTCCTCTCTAAGGTTTAATAGTTATAAAATTAAATTATATATTAATTTTCTAATGTATTGGTAACATAAGGTGGATTTTTATCATCTGCTATCTTTTTATCTAAGCTAGATTCAATATTAGCCACTTCTTCTTCACCCATAGCATCTTTAACCCAACCTTCTACCATTTCAGAAGTTACTTCATCATAAGGTTTAAAATCCTCTATATTTTCAGTACTTAAAGACTGAGTTCCATAAGATGATGCAGAATAATCTCCATCTTCTTTTGTTACTCTCCAATGAACATTAAATATAACATTTTCATGTCCATCAATTTTAGATGTATATACATCTATAGTTTTACAATCCCAATTTGCCATTTTATTCTCCTTTTGTTATGAGTTTTTCAACTCGTTGATTTCAGATTGTAAGGCATCAATCTGTGTTTGTTGTTCTTGTATAGCTTTAATAAGTGGAGTTACTAATTTACTGTAATCCATTTGATACATTTCTTCTTCTGAACCTGATACAGCGTTAGGCACAATTTCCATAACTTCTTGTGCAATTAATCCTTCGTCTGCTTTGCCATCTGCTTTCCAATTGTAAGCTACTGGATTAAGTTCGTTGATAACTTCTAACCCTCTTGCAGAGCCTGTAACGTCTTTGAGTCTTGCATCTGAAGATGTGTTGTAGGCAACACTAGATGTATTAACAACAATAGCACCTTGTTGACCTGCTTGGTTTTGTAGTGAAAGAGCAGTAAATCCATCTGTTGTTATACCAGCAACTAAAGCAAGAGGTATTTTAGAACCTGAACCAGCAGTACAAGCTATAGTTTGATGTGCTGATGCTACAGTACTTGTTGTATTCACCAACAAGTTGCCTGAAGAATCAATACGTAGTCTTTCATTTGCATCATTGGCATTAATTACTAAAGCATCATCAGTTTCATTATTTTGTATTCTAAAATATTGTGTCCTACCACTATTAGATAAAATCATAGATGCATTAGTGCCTTCAACGTGTAAAGGTGCATCAGGACTACTCGTACCAATTCCAACATTGCCTGAAGAATCAATACGCATTTTTTCTGCACCTGCTGGGAAGAAACCTATAGCATTTCCAACATTGCCAATTTCTGCCTCTCCATTATTATCCTTTAATTGTATTGCAGCTATAGAATCTGTGCTTTCAAATTTAGCAACTACATTTGATGTACCTGAATTTACATGAAGTGTGTTATCAGGAGATGCGTCTCCAATTCCAACTTTGCCTGAAGCATCTATACGCATGGCTTCTGCGTTGTTTGTAGCAAAAGTTAAAGGTTGATTTTCATAGTGCCATAAATAACCTAACTCACCGCTACCAATACCAACGAACAGTCCGTCACCAGTCGTACTTCCAGTTGTACTGTTTTGAAAAAGAACAGCCGAACCTGAACTATCCCCAGATTCAATTCTAGCATTTAAAAATCCGCTAGATTTTTTTACATGAAAAGAATCAGAAGGACTACTCGTACCAATTCCAACATTGCCTGAAGAATCTATACGGACTCTTTCTGTTGAAGCTGTGTAAATTGTAGCTAGATTTGTTCCGATAACCTGAAATTCGCCACCAGCTAAACATCCAATACCACCTTGAATATTATCTGTAGCTGTTGGAGATAATCCAATAATAGGAGTTCCAGAAGAATCAGAAGAAGCCTTTACGTGAACTACTTTTGAAGGACT